GTTCTTGTGAAACAGGCACAAAGCCCTACCCCTATCAAAGAAAGCGAGTCCGAATTGGAAAACTCCAACATCGAACTTGACGTTCGCTCAGTTCAGGATGAAGTTGCAGAACTTCGTCGTGTTGTTGAGTCGTCTGTCTCACCAGTAGCCCCATCGGCTCCTGACTACATGAACTACCGCTCATTCGGCGAATACGCTCAGGCGTTCGCTAAGGGTGAGCCTGCTGCAATCGAATTGGCTCGTGCCGCTTCGACTTCGGCAGACACCTACGCCGCTCCTGGCTACATTGGTTACATCAACAAGCTCATCCAGAGCAACCGCCCATCATGGAACGTATGGAGCACCTCGGTTCTTCCTGCTACCGGTATGACTGTTGAGTATGCTGCCATCACCGCTAACACCCTAGCCGTTGGCCAGCAAGACCCAGAGAACGAAGCACTTTCGTTTGGTAACCTAACCATCGACAGCATTTCGACCGCTGTTGACACCTACGGCGGTTACACCACTGTCTCGAAGCAGGCTCTGCTCCGTGGCTCGGTTGACTACGCAGGTATCGCATTCGATGCACTAGCAGTTGCTTACGCTAACGCAACCAACACTGCAGCCAAGGCAAAGATTGCTGGCCTTGACTTCACTGGCAAGGTTATGGATCTAGACGGCGGAACCGCTACTTCGGTTATCGAAGGTCTAATCGACGGTGTGAAATACATCAAGGCTAACTCTGGTCTAAACGCCGAGTTTATTCTTTGTGGCCCTGCTGCTTACAAATACTTCATGAAGATTGCTGACACTGCTGGCCGTCCAATCGTGAACGTAAACAACGATGGCTCAAACACCTTCGCTACCGCCAACAACGACCTAACCGGTTCAATCTGGGGCATCCCAGTAGTTGTTGACCCAACCCTAGGCGACACCCTGGCTTACCTTGCAAACTCACGTGCATTGCTAACCATGGAGTCAAACGGCTCGGGAACCAGGCTGACTGCTCAGGATGTCTCGACTTTGACTGACACGCTTTCCTTGTACGGGTTTGCAGCTATCGCTGTTCCGTTTGAGGCTGCAATCGTCAAGCTAGACTTCACCGCTTAGTCCGACAAATGGCTGTAACGATAGAAGAGTTCAGGGCCTACATTGGCACTGATGAAGATAGCACCTTTGTTTCTGAGTGTTTGACCGCTGGTCACGCTTTGGTTACAAAGTTTGTTGGTGATGCAACAGTTCCTGTAACTGTTCACGACAACGCTGTTCTCATGGCTTCAAGCGAACTCTTCTATCGTCGCCAGTCGCCCCAAGGTGTTACCCAGTTTGCGTCTATGGATGGAAACCCTATTCGTGCCGCTAAAGACCCTATGAACGCCGCTAGGGAACTCCTACGGCCATACACGTCTTACGGGTGCTAAATGCCTGTAAACGAGATCACTGCGTCCAAGGCAGAATACGCTCTTGCGTTGACTGCTCTTGGTCTGCGGGTTTCGGCTTACATTCCTGAACGAGTAGTGCCACCAACAGTTATCATCGGTCCGGGTTCACCATACCTAACCCCAGTAACAGTTGACGGCGAATACCTAATGAACCTTGAACTCATGGTTATTTCAGCAACAGCTGTAAACGTGAAGTCAACGGAACTTTTAGACCTAGCGATTGAGACCATTCTCAACGGCAACCCGGGCTACGCTCACGTCTCAAGTGTGGGCCAACCATACGCTTTACAAACCAACAACGCAGAGTTTCTTGCAGCTAACATTTCTGTAGATCTCCGCATAACCCTTTAAGGACACAAAATGGCTATTGCTATCCCAAGAGTGATTGCAAGAAACATCACTCTAACCATCGACGGTGTTGACTACGCTCCACAGGTAAACATGGTCGAACTAACTTTGGGCGACGCTCCTGGTGGCGTTCAGGCGTTCACTGAAGTCCGTCCCGACGGCGAGTGGGCGATGCAAATCGACGCTTACTACTCACAAGACGGCGACTCACTAAACCGTTTGCTATTCGCTGAGTTTGGCAACGAAATTCCATTCATCATCAACCCAGGCGGCGGAACTATCGGTGCAGACAACCCTGCATACACCGGCACGTTGATCGTGAACGAACTACCACCACTATCGCTTACTTCCAACGAAGAAGTTTCATTCTCGGTTACCTTGCGAGTAAAGAACACTGGTCTAGATGTAGCCAGCAAACTTTACTACGGCCTAACCATCGACATCACTCCGTAATTCGTTTAGGCGGCTCCAGTGGCTTACAAACCTAAAGCAAACGAACAAGCTCTCTATGTAGATGGGCATGCTCAAATGCTAAAGGCTTTAAAAGCCATTGGAGCCCCAGTCGAAGCCATTATTGCGGCGAATGAAGCAGTCGGAACTCCCGTCCTAAGAACGGCTAAGAACATCGCTCCAGTGCGTTCAGGTGCTTTGCGGGCAACAATCAAGTTGTCTAAAGCAACAACCAACGTCAAAATTCGTGCAGGTATGGCCAAAGTCCCGTATGCCAACCCTATTCACTGGGGATGGTTCTACGATCGAAACAACTTCATCACGAAGAACATCAAGCCGAATCCTTTTATGTCTAGGGCCCTTGGTTACAATAGAGATGAAATTCTAGCGAAATACGTTAGTGAGATGAAGAAACTCATCGACAAGTATGAACCACCATCAAGCGTAAAAAAATGGTGGTAGTAAAGGAAATGAAATGAACTTCGACAACATTCCAATCAAAGTTATTGAGCAGGTTGAAATTGAAACCGGCTTCTTAATTGAAGACCTTTTCAAAGGCGATAACAAATCTCCGTATCGTAAACGAGCCATCGCTTATCTTTCAGCTCGTAGCCGTGGTGAAGTTGTTACCTGGGAAGAAATGGGCGACAAAACAGTTTTGGAACTTACAAGCATGATGGGTGCTGACGAAGACGACCCAAAAGAGTAATACGGAGCAAGCAAACGGAACGAATGGCAAACTTCTGCATCCAATTCCAGCAAACTCCGGCAACTTATTACTCGCTAACAGTTAGTGAAGTGGCAGCCTTTTGGGAAGCCATCGCACCTAAAACAGATTTAAGAGGACTTATCTAATGGCCAACAAACTATTCGCTGAAGTAGTAATCGCTGGTTCATACAAGAACCTAAGCAAGTCCACTCGTGGTGCGACTAAAGAACTAAACATCTTCGAGAAGAACGCTAAGAAGATTAGCGGTGCGATTAGTGCAGCGTTTGCTGGTATTGCTTTAGCTGGTATTACTAGCCTGGCTGATGCTCTTATCGACATGGGTAAAGCAGCTGCTGAAGATCGTAAGTCGATGGCCCTGCTAAACAAGACCCTTGAACAAAACTGGAAAGCCACAGACCAAACAATCAAAGGTGTAGACGACTACATCACCAAGATTTCCTACCTGACCGGTATCGTCGATGACGACCTACGCCCAGCATTTGCCAAAATTGCTCGAGTAACAAAAGACCAGACCAAAGCACAAAAGGCTTTTGACAGAGTGTTGGACATTAGTGCTGGCACAGGCAAAGACATCAACCTAGTTGCTCAGGCTTACTCCAAATACCTTGGTGGCAACAAGACGGCACTTGACAAGCTCATACCTGGTCTAAAAGATGCCGGTAACCGACTTGGCTTTATCGACGAGAAATACAAAGGTTTGGCGGCGGTTGCTGGTGCTAACGATCCGTTTGCTCGAATCAACGTAGTGCTTGGTGAGTTTCAGGAAAAGATTGGCACAGCATTGTTGCCACTTATCGACAAACTATCCACCTGGTTGACTTCGCCTGAAGCAACAAAACAAATGGATAAGTTTGCAACTGCTGTTGGCGACATGTTTAGTTACTTTCAAAGCCCTGCTGGCCAGACCGCCATGCAAGAATTTTTAGATAAAGTTTTGAGTATTGCCGATGCAATAACTGGTTTGATTGAAAAAGTAGACAAATTGCAACCGCTTTTCAAAGGTATTGATTTTGTTGCAGAAAAACTAAACCCTTTTAGTGGTGTTACAGGTTTGGCTGCACAATACATACCAGGTGTTGCAGAAATGGTGGGAACACGAACAAGCACTACTGCACCTGTATACATCACCGTCAACGCTCCGTCAGTAAACGCTCAAGACGTTATCAAATCCTTGCAGGGTTCGGCACGTTCTAAGGGTGTTAGTTTGCAGAGTTTGCTCCGCTAATGGCTACGTCGACAAGAACTTACCTAACTACCGACTGGAGCCTATGGGTTTATACGCCAGTCGCCGGTAAATTCCGTTTAAATTTTTCACTACTAAACGGCACAGATGTTTTATCTTCAACTGACGGAACCATGTCTATTTCAGAAGCTGAAATAACAAATATCCAAATTGATGATGGTGGAGAATTATCTTCAGGATCGTTAGCGACATTTAATGTGCCAACCGCTTCCATTGGCATAAAAATGATTGACTTCACCAAGTCAATGCTGGCCGAGTATTACCCTGGCAAAAGAATTGCTATCACATTAAAAAACCAAGCTAACGCCGCCGGGTCTAACACCACTTACGGATACAATTCGGTTATTTTTAACGGCACGATTACCGATACTCAACTTGATTTAGATCCAATAACAAACATCGCTCAAGTAAGTTTGACGGCCACAGATTATCTTGCTTCAATTCTGAACAGCCAAATTACTTTGGTAAAGAACACCACAACCGACAAAGGAACTTTACTCACAGACAAACTCAATGAACTTGATGCATCTTTTTCGTCAGACATTCCGTCTTATTCTTTTCTTTTAGGCGGTTTGGATACTCATTATGGTGCTGCGGCCACAGTTACAGACACAGTAGGCAACTTTTTAGACGACTTTTACATTTCGGAAGTAGGATTTCCGGCTTATTACTTATTAGAACAAGCCGGGCCTTTTGCCGCAAATGCTTCGACAACCGTTACCATTGGTGGTGGAGTATCAAATCAAACTGTTTCAGGTTCGCAAATTTCAAATATTCAAATTGGTAACAACGCTGCAACCGTTCCAACCAATTTCGAGTTGTCAGCAACCAATGGTGCAACACTAAACATCAACTCCAACGTTTCCAGCAATGCTTACAACACAATCAACTACTCGACCACCGTCGATGTTTTGAATACAACAGAGCTACTTGGTATTTACACAAAAATGACTGCCATTGAACCAGAAATTTTCCCATCAACAATTGAAGTTGTTTTGGCTAAAAACTTTCAACCAGTTACATACACAAACTTTCAGCCACTTTATACTGGAACCAAATGGTATCCAGACGGTTACCAATTCACAGGTTCTAGCATTGTTGCAGACCTATCTCAATGGGGATTTTCGTCAACTGAAGCAATGATCGTTACAGGAAAAAGCATGCAAGTTACAACAGAAGATTTCAGAATTATTTACACGGTTACGAAAGGCCCATAATGTCCGGAAGATTTACATTCACAGCAGGCAACACACTTACAGCTGCACAACTCAACACAAACATCATGGACGGTGTTCTTTACAAGACACAGGTCGGAACTTCAACCGTTTCACTCACCAGCAACGCTTCCTGGTCTTATGGTGCGGTAAACGTAACAAACCTATCTGGGTTCACAGTTAACCCTTACGTTGTAGCCACAGCCGAAGCAACCACAACCACCACACCAGTGCTAACCCACGTCAACGTCACCAGCACAACCGCCATGACCGTTTACATGTTCCGAGTTGGTGCATCAACCGCATCGACCACCGTTCGTTGGTTAGCCATGCAAGCCACATCATCAACCGCCGCAGGAAGTTAATATGAAACTAATCAAAGCCACTTGCCAAACCCAAGGATGTTCCTACAAAGGAAAAACATCTGAGTTTGTTTCCGATGTTGAATTGACTCAGTGTGCTGAGTGCGGCAACATTATTACCGATTTAGTTATCGAAGAAGTAGCCGATGGATCAGCCGAAGCGACCGAGTAGCCAAACCGCTCTACTTCTTCAACTCGTTCAGGACGTAGCAGACATCAAAGCCGGTATCACATCGGTCGCTGACCATGAAACTCGCATTCGTGAGTTGGAAAAGGCTCGCTGGTCGAGTGCCTGGCTAACAGGGTTACTTAGTGCAGGTGTGTCGTCTGTTATCGTCGCAATCATTATTAGATCAGTAGGAGCATAAATGCCAACTCGTAAAGAAGCCTTAGCCACCATGCGTTCAATGGTTGGAAAAGCCAGAAAAGAATTACCCTGGCTAAAGAAGAACCCAAAACTTGGAGATTGTGCTGCAGGTTATTCCTATGTTGCCAATGGCAAAATGACCAAATATATTTGGGTTTCCGAGCTTGTGGGCCTGATGAAGAAGAATGGCACTTGGCGTAAGGGTAAACCACAACCTGGCGATGCAGTTATTTATGATTGGAATGGCGATGGTGGTTGCGATCACGTTGCAATGTTTCACTCGGTTGCTAAGAATGGTTTGTGGATTGCGTTTGGTGCTAATCAGGGCAAAACAAAGCAAGTAACCAAGTTGATGACCGGCAAGGGTGTCATTTTGGGTTGGGGAACTCCGTTTAAGTTTGCTGAGCCTGTGGCTAAAGAATCTGTTGTTGCACCGGCTACCGAAGTTGAAACACCTTTTACGGAAATGCCGTTGGCTCCAGAACACTACGAAGCCCCAGAAAGCCCTGTAAGCCCCGTAGAAGCCCCGACACCTGTCGAGAGTGTGATTGTGCCACCTAAAGCCTTTCAACCGCTCAGCAGGGGTTCTAAGGGTTCTAATGTGAAGAAGTTGCAGACCGCTCTCAAAGTTACAGCTGACGGCGACTTTGGCCCGATAACTGAAAAAGCAGTAAAGGCTTACCAAACTAAAAAAGGCATTGTCGTCGATGGTGTCGTAAACGAATCAACTTGGAAGAGACTTGGATTATGAAGAAACACATCAAACGTGCCCTAAGAGTATTGGCATTCGCCGTTGGCTCGGGCATCGTATTTATTGCCGCAGGATCCGTTGGCGGAATGTCACCATTCGACGCAGCTCTTATCGGGGCAACTGGAGCAATCATGGTGATCGCTGTTGCTATCTTGTTTGAGTATGCCGGTAAGGGTGGCGTATCCGATGAAGCATTCGATGAAGCGATCAACACTGGTATTCAGAAAGTGAAAGCCGACACGGAAAAAAAGAAGTAAGCGGTTAGGCTGCTGAACTGGTAATGGTCGTCCGGACGGTCGGCTCGATGCCAGGCGACACGGAGAAAAAGAAATAATTGGCATAATGTCGAAATAGTTTGCTACACTGCCTACTAACAAGTCCCTCCGCTTGTTAGATGGGGAAGCCGGACACCTACCCCCATCGGTGTCTGGTTTCTTCATTTCCACCGCAATCGCAAAGGAAACATAATGGCATTTAATTTAGCCGATTACCAAACCGTTCAAGAACGTATCGAAATCTTTTGGAGACTTTACCCAGACGGCCGTATCTTCAACGACATTGTTCTCACCAACGAAACTGAAGTCATAATCAAATGCTCGGTTTGGAAGCACGATAACCAGCAACTACCTGACGTTACAGACTTCGCTCAGGAACCAATTACTAAGACCGGTATCAATGCCACATCGGCAGTTGAGAACTGTGCCACGTCTGCTACTGGTCGAGCATTGTCTTTGCTTGGTGGCGAACTCTCACCATCTAAGAAACGTGCTTCGAGTGCGGAAATGTCCAAGCGTGGTCGGGTTCTCCTGGCACAGGCTCAGACCGCATTTGAAAAAGAAGACCTAGATGAATTGCGTGAGCTGTTTACCGAATCTAAAGAATCATCTGTTGATCCTGTAATCGTTACTCAAATCCGAACCCTTGGTGGGCAGTTGGCTCAGAGAATGAAGAACCCCACCATCGGAAAGGAAGAAACGATAGTGGGGCAGCCTAACGGCTCGGCCACCGCAACAGAAGCCGTCTAAGGGGAATCTTACTATGTCTACTGTTGAAATGACCGCTGTTCTGCACCATTCGCAGGCTACTGGCTCAACCAAACTTGTTTTGATGGGTATCGCTTACCACATGGGTAAGGATGGTTTGAATGGTTGTTGGCCGTCGCAGGGAACTCTTGCTGAATACGCTAACATCTCGGTTCGTCAGGTTCGCCGGGCCATCGATAACTTAGTCAACTTAGGCGAGTTAGAAGTTTCTGTTCATGGTGCTTGGGCTAAAGGTTCAGCTGCACAAACGAATGTTTATTACCTGGCTGATTTATGTCCAGATACTTGTGATGGAACGATAAATCATCGTCGGTCGGTGCGGACATTTAAGGTAGCAAGTGCGGACATCTACGGCACATAGTGCGGACACTGGTGACCAAAGGTGCGGACATAGGTGTCCTATAAACTATAAAGGAACTATAAATGAACTGTTAAGAAATACTTAATAGGGAAATTACAAGAAAAGGAAACAACAAAATGGCAGCAAAGATTACAGTGGCCGGCACTCTCCAGGTAAGCAAAACAGGATCCACATCAGTAGTTACTCTTTGGGACAAGTCCTACAACGAGAAATTACAAAAAGACATCAAACAGGCTTACAAGCTGTGGATGAATGTTCCAGGTGAATGGACAGAAGGGACGTTTGTTGAAGTAACAGGCACACTTAGTGTTCGACCATCAACCAACATTGACGGCACACTACGCACCTACGTTGATTCAAAAGGAAACACAGTAACAGCTCACGATCTAAACGTAAACGATGTTGAAGTTATCCGAGTAGACATCAAGACCGGTTCAGACACCACTGGTATCGACATGGACGATGTCCGTAAATACGGCACACCACTCCAGCAAACCATCATGGACGACCAACCGTTCTAATGTCTGAAATCGTTTACCAGCCAAACTACGAAGTTATCTTTGACGACAACACTTATTTGTTCGCCCAAGGAACTCTCAAAGTTGACGAGCTAGAAATCTATTTTCGTTTCAAATACGGATGTTTAGAGTTTGCAAACAGCACATCTTTGGCAGATTTAGATTTCGACTGCTCATGGGAAATCCCAAGACACAAAATAGCAGCCGAATTAGTTATCCAGGCATGGCATGAAAAATACTGGGCATTGTGGATAGGTGAAGAACATCGCAAACCAAAAACCAAGCAAGAATTACAAAATCACTTGCTAACACTTGGTATCTAATGCCTTACATGCAACTGACCGTCGAAGGGAATCCTGTGCCTCAGGGTTCCTTTCGTCACGTCGGTAACGGACGCATCATCTCCGCCAACCCCAAACTCAACGCATGGCGACAAACCATTGCTGACCAAATAGGCTTACAGACCCCTGTGCGGCTCATAGACGGCTCAATACGAGTTGACTTGGTATTTACCTTAGAAAGACCTAAAAGCGTTTCTAGGGGCGTTAGAGCCCGTCCGACAGTAAAGCCAGACTTAGACAAACTTGTTAGGGCCACACTCGACGCAATCTCACTCCCACGTTATGTGCAGCTCATCAAAGACGATAGCCAGGTGACAGATCTCCACGCCGCCAAACGCTATTCAGACCACCGACGACCCGGCGTAACCATTTTCCTCTCTTGGTAACGATTCGGTAACAAGCGTGTCGAAATGTTAGACAAAGCAAAATCAAGGCCACAAACTAATACAGCAACACCAAACCGCTAACAAAGGAAACCAATGATAAAAGCACTAACCGCCCTATACGTCATCGCCTGGCTAATCGTCGACCTACCAATCGGCGTAGCCATGATCATCCCCGCAACCATTGTCCTAATAATCCCGAAAGCATGGCAAAACTAATGGCAATCAGAGAAGTAAGAATTATTGAAGTAATCGAACACATTATTGAAATTGAAACAAAGAAAAATTGGCGTCATGCCGAAGAAATTGCTTTGGACCATCTTTCTTTAATGCAAACACCAGAAGAAGCTGCGGAAACTATAAAACACATTGTTTCTCATAAATTCGAGAGCGAATTTTCACTCAACAGAATGACTGAATATGGAGAAGTCGACTTGAATGCAAACAAATCTAAGGCTAAATCTGGAATGCGACTCGTCTAATGGCCATAAAGAAACTATCTAAAGAGAAGCTCGAACAGGTCGAGAACTATCGCCTGGCATGGCTTGAATGGCACAACAAACTACGCAAAGAACCAACCCACAGCGACAAATGGTTTGCCCTTATCCGAGAACGCAACGCTTGCTACGACTTACTAATGCAACTAACTGGACTAACCCGGTCCCGAGTCGACAACCTGATCTATGGCCAAGTAACCGCCGCAACATTCTGGTTAGCCGATGGCACAATACGAAAGGACCACCCACATGAGTAGCAAACCAATCACAACAAACGCTATGGCTCGACAAGAAGGCCGTGAAGCACAGAAATACAAAACCGCCAAAGCAATCGTGGTACAAAGAGCAGCAATTCAAGACCGCATTCACTCAACTAGCAGGGAAGACATAAAACTTGCGTGGATAGTTGCAATTATTGAACTTGAAGAACTAGCCAGAACATTGGAGTTGTAAAGATGAACGAACCCAGCAGCTTATCTTCAATCGCATTCAACACCGGTGTAATTGCTGAACGCTCACGCCTAGTCAAACAACTAATCGAGTTAGGTGTGCTTCGTCATTCGATGCTTGGAGATAACTGGTATGTGATCTACAC